GCCACACCCCGCGCAGCGTGGAACTCGTAGCGAGGTTCCTGCATCGAGCAGTGCCGCACTGCGCCAAGGTGCGCGTCCAGCAGGTTGCGGACCGCACCGCGCAGGGTGCGATCGCTCGCCATCGCACGGGTCTCCCAATCCACCCGGCGGGTGGACTGGTTCGGGATGCCCCACCTGTCGAGGTCCATGTGGGTCGTGGGGATCCCCACGATCACGGTCACGCACTGCGGCTCGCACAGGACGCGCACGTTGGCACGGCGCAGGAGTTGGGTCAGGTACTGGTCGTCGCGGGCGACCACGCGGGCGCGGAGTTCGCGCTTGATCAGGCGGATGCTGTCGGTCATGGGTGTGTCTCCGGGTTAGTTGGTCGGGTGCAGGACATCGCCGTGGTTCGGACCACCGACGAACAGGATCGTCGCGCCCATCAGCGCGATGGTGATGCTGCGCTGCGGCACGGGGTCGCCATCGATGTCGGTCCATGTGGTGCCGCCGTCGGTGGTGATGCAATCGATCCCGGTCAGGTAGAGTTTGTAGCGATCGTCGCCCCACATCACGGGGTAGTAACCCGCATCGAACACCTTGCGGACGTTCGCCGGAATGGGGTTGCTTCGGAGCATCGAGGCGAGTTGCAGAGCGGTCATGTGTGTCTCTCCATGTTGGGGTTGGGATCAGGCATTGCCGCCACGCTGGCGGCGCTCACGGTTGGCGTGGTCGGTCGCGATGCGGAGGATGTCCGCCCACTGCCCACCGGCGAGCAGGATCAGGTCGGCGACGATGTCGGTCGCAGCCTCGATCGAGGCACCGTCCAGCCCGACGGGCGCGTCAGCAGCGAACATCAGGTCGGCGCGGTCCGCGAGGTCTCCGCCATCGAGGCCGTCGGCGACGGCCTGTTCGTAGTCCTGCGCGTCCATGCTGCGGACGGTCAGGCTGGTGGCGGATGCGTGAACGTCGTCAACGATTGCAATCAGGTGTCGAGCCATAGGTCTCTCCATGTTGGGGTTGTGAATCCTGCACAGTGCAGGGCAAGGCACCCCGAAGGGTGCCGAGCCGCGTACTGGGTCAGATGCGCTGGTATCGGCCAGCCTCCGCGTCCTCCTCGCGAGTTCGGTAGCCATCGAGGTATGCATCGATGTACTCCACCATCTCCCTAGCCGGACGGCTGATGACCTTCGTCCATTGCAGGCGAGGACCGTTCCGCGTGTCGAGCGTGACGAGCCTGTCGAGCGTGTACCGCCCATTGGCGCTGTACACCTTGAAGTAGCCGTTGTCCCCATCTTTCCACTTGCCCCAGTTGTTCAGGCGGTATACCGCGTTCTCGATATCGGCACGGGTGATTCGGGTTGCCATGTGTGTGTCTCCGGTTGAAGGTTGTGGTCAGCCCCACAGCCACTGCTGCTGGGGATCGAGGGCCACCGAATCCACCAGCGCGTCGGCGCTGTGGGCTGCGGTCGGCTTGACGGTCGCCGTACCGGCCAACACGGCAGCGCCGATGTCGGCCAGCACAGCCCGCGTTCTTTCGGTCACCGCGTGGCTGTCAGACTTGCGGGCCTGAATGGTGTACCGGACGCTGGTCCGGCCACCGACGAACCACATCCCGCTGCTGCCCCGGATCCGCCACTTGCGGTCGCCAGCCGTCACGGTGTAGCCGATCAGCGGGTTGGGGAACGCAACGAAGTCGCTGCGGGGGATGCGTTGCCCGTCACCGCACAGTGCGGTGAGCGCGGCGATGTATCGATCGCGAAGGGTTGCCATAGGTCTCTCCATGTGTGAGTGTGAGTCCCGGACAGTCCGGGCCACGCCGCCCCCGTAGGGGCGGCTAGGCCAGTGCTGGAAGGTGTCACTTGGCGCGGTTCAGGTGGAAACTCACGCCCGTGGCCGAACTCAATGCCTGTGCAGCGAATCCCGGGCGGGCCACAGAGCGGTGGTGGCGCTCGTCGCGTTCGTTGCCCGTCCGGCTGTGGGCGATGACGTGCGCGCCCACGTCGGTCTCCCATTCCTCGATCGGCGGGATCGCGGCCATCGCCTCCTCGCGGGACGCGAACCAGTGACCCGTTGCGTTGCTGTTGGTGTAGACCACGCCGACGATCCAGTACGGGGTGTGGATCGCCGGTATCGCGTCGCCACGGCGGCGCAGCGTGGGTTCCACCGCGTCGCGCACGGCTTCGGCGGTCAGTTCGGTGTCGCACTCCCCGGCGGCGAGCCGGAGTTGCTCGACGAGCACATCGACGAGCGCCGCCTTGGACAAACGGGCGAGGTAGGCGGCGTCGGGGCCGGGAACGGTGCGGGGCTTCTTCAGGGCCATGTGTGTCTCCATGAGTGAGGTGTGTCGAGGCGTCCTGCACGGTGCAGGGCAGGTCGCCCCGGAGGGCGACGAGCCGCGCATCAGGCGGGGCGGACGGCGGGCGTGAAGTCGATGTGGTTGTCATCGATGTCATCGTCGATGCGGGCGGTGGCACCGTCGGGCATCTTCCAGTTCCACGACTTGCCGACGCGGCTCATGCTGGTCCCCCCAGCGAGGCGGACGAAGGCGAGCGCCTCGCGGTGGCTGCTGAAGGCAGCACTCCACTGGCCATCCATGCCATCCGCCATGCGGCGGTAGCAATCGGCGGGGGTTTCCGGCTTGACGGTGATCATGTTGGGGTTGGTCATGGTGGTCCTCAATCGACGAACAGGGCTGCGATGGCGAACGGGACGATCGCGAGGGCGATCACGCATTGCAAGGCGAAGGTGGCTTCCATGTGTGGCTCCGTTGTGAGTGTGAATCCTGCACGGTGCAGGCCATGCGCCCCGGTCCGGGGCGGCAGGCTCAAACCGTGGGGCTTGAGGGTTGACTTGTCAAAGAGAACCGATCAGCAGGTGATCGATGCACACACAGTACTGCACGGTACTGCACTGTCAAGGGGGTGGAGGGCAGATTCTGAAGATTTTTTCGCGAGGCTACAGATGATCAGGGAATCGGGGCTGTGCAATGCGGGGCAGCATGGCACTACCGCAACGAACGAAGAGGGGCGGGCCAACCCTTGAGGAGGCTGGCGAGATCGAGTCGAGGAAACTCGCCTTCCTCGCCGCGCTGCCCTCGCTGGGTGTCACCGCTGCTGCCCGCGAGGCTGGCGTGGCGGAGTTCACGCCGTGCAAGTGGTACGCGAACGACGCCAAGTTCAGAGCCGCGTGGGATGCGCTGGAGCCGCTGACCGCGAGGCGGTTGGAGGCCATCGCCGACGCCGTTGTAAACGGCGAGCGAGAGTTGAATAGCAGCGCCGCGCAGATCCTCATGTTCCGGCTCAAGGGGCTGCGCCCGTCGGTCTACCGCGAGCGGTCCAGCGTGGAACACACCGGGGCCAACGGCGGGCCGATCGCCATCGAGAACGGCGAGGCCAGCCGTGGCGCGATGATGCTCGCCGAATGGAGCGCCGCCATGCTGCCCGCCCCGCTGCCCGCCATCGAGGCCAAGCCGGAGGGCGACGAGTGAGCGAGGCCGCAGCCTTCGCCGTTGCGCTCGCCGTCGTGTGGGCGCTGGCCGCAGGGCAGCGGCGTGACTGACCCGCTCGCCATCGTTCAGTTCCGGCAGCGCATCCTGAAAGCCACGGCGGAGGAGCGACCGCACCTGCGGGCCGCCTTCGCCAGCGACTTCGCCGCGTGGTGCGACGCCACCGCGTGGACGTTCCGCGTCAAGGAAGTCGGCGACGATGGGCGCGAGCGCCCGGTGCGCCAGCCCCACGTCCCGTTCATGCTGTGGCCCTGCCAGCGCCGCGCAGCCCGCGAGGTGATCGAGGGCATCGAGGCTGGCCGCGACGTGGTCATCCGCAAGAGCCGCGACATGGGGGCGTCGTGGCTGGTCTCCGCCATCGCCGTGTGGGGCTGGATGTTCAAGGGCTGGCAGTCGCTGCTGGTCAGCCGCGTCGAGGACCTCGTCGATCGCAGCGGCGACCCGGACAGCCTCTTCTGGAAACTCGACTACCTGCTGGAGTCGCAGCCACCGTGGCTGCTGCCCTGCGCCCCGGACGCGCTCGCCAAGGGCGGGCAGTTCCGCCAGCACATGGTGCTGCGCCACCCGACCAGCGGGGCCACGATCACCGGCCAAGCCAGCACCGAACACATCGGGCGCGGTGGCCGCCGCACGTTCGTCCTCTTCGACGAGTTCGCCGCCCTCGACAACGCCGCCGCAGCGTGGCGCTCCGCAGCCGACTGCACGTCGTGCCGCGTCGCCAACAGCACGCCCATCGGCGCGGGCAGCGAGTACTCGCGGCTGGTCAGCACGGCACGCACGCGGGGCGAGCCACGGCTAGTCGAGTTGATGTACCACGACCACCCGGAGAAGGGGGCCGGGTCGCAGCACCGCATCGACGACGACGGGTCGGTCACCGGGTTCGCCGGGTCGCCGTTCGTGTGGACCCCGTGGCTGGCGGAGCAGGTGCGCCGCCGTGACCGGGTTGACCTCGCGCAGAACGTCTTCGCGGAGAGCGTCGGCAGCGGGGCTGCGTTCTTCCCGTCGCACATCGTGACCGCGCACCGCGACCGGCACGGGGCGGAGCCGCGCCGGTGCGAGGTCCGCCGCGACCGGCTGGTGCCGGAGCCGCAGGGCCGGTGGCGCGTGTGGGGGGATCCGTCGCGCACGGCGGAGTACGTCGCCTTCATCGACCCGTCGCACGGCACGGGCAGCGCCAACAGCGCCGTCTGCGTCATGGACGCGCTGGCCCGCCGGGTGGTGGCGGAGTTCGTGGACCCCAACATCGCGACCTACGACCTCGCGCTGGAGGTGGCGAACGCCATGCGCCGGGTGTGGCGGGGCAAGCGGGCCACGTTGGTGGGGTGGGAGACCAACGGCCCGGGAGCGGCGTTGCAGCACGACTTCGACCGGGCGCAGTACCCCGCGATCTACCGCCAGCGGCAGACGGGGACGACCAGCGAGCGGGCCACGCGGCGTGTGGGGTGGACCAGCACCAAGCGTGCCAAGCGTGCGCTGCTGGGGGACTTGAGCCGTGCGATCGCGCAGGGCGAGGTGGAGATCCCCAGCATGGACTCGCTCGACGAGATGCTGGAGTACGTCATCCTCGACGACGGGAGCATCGAGGCCGGGTCTCGCCGTGACGAGACCAGCGGTGCGCGTGAGGCGCACGGTGACCGCGTGATTGCGCTGGCCGGGGCGTTGATGCTGTGCGCGGAGGTTGGCGGTCCGGTCGAGGACGAGCCGCAGTACAGCCCGGACACTTTGGGGTCAATCTTGCGTCACGACGACGTGATGCGCGAGTGGTGACGGTACGGTGGTGTGCATGGCGAAGAAGTCGGTCAAGTTGAGTGTCGGTCGCGGCGAGAAGTTGCCCGCGTCGCGTGGTGCCGGGTTGACGGCGAAGGGCCGCGCCAAGCACAACCGTGCGACGGGCAGCAACCTCAAGGCACCGACGAAGGACAAGGACAACCCGCGCCACAAGTCGTTCTGCGCCCGCAGTCGTTCGTGGACCGGCGAGCGTGGCAAGGCTGCCCGCCGAAGGTGGGGATGCTGACATGGCGAAGCGTTCACTCGTCGCGAACATCAACCGTCGCAAGCGCCTTGGGACTTCGCGCCCCAAGTCGAAGTCAACCGTGAGCGCGAAGTCATACGCCGCCATGAAGCGCGGCTGGAAGGGTAAGTGATGCCGAAGGTCGGAAAGAAGAAGTTCCCGTACACCGCGAAGGGCAAGAAGGCCGCTGCGTCCTACGCGAAGAAGACTGGCAAGGCCGTGAAGAAGACGAAGGGCTACTGATGCCCTTTGAGAGCGAGCGCCCGTGAAGACGAAGCGGAGCAAGCGTTGATCGCTGCGGTGCTGGCGATCATCGGTTTCCAGTTGCTGATGGTCTGCGTGATCATCCGCGAGATGCGAAAGATTTGACGATGCCCCACGACTGGAAGGTCCACCACAAGACCCGGAACATCCACGTCGTGGAGATTGAAGGCGTTCGCCCGTCGGAGTTTGAGCATTGGGTGTTGCTGTCGAGCGACAGGCACCACGATTCGACCCATGCGGACTGGGATTTGGAGCGCAAGCACCTTGAGGAGGCCGTCGAGCGCAACGCGACGGTGCTGGACTGTGGTGACCTGTTCGACTGCATGGGTGGGCGTTGGGATCCTAGAAGTTCAAAAGGCGAGATCAGAGATGAATATGCGCTCGCCCCGGACTACCTCGATGCGATCGTGCGTGACGCTGCTCGGTTCTACGCGCCGTATGCGAAGCAGTTCGCGTGCATCGGGCGTGGCAACCATGAGACTGCGATCACCAAGCGCCATGAGGTGGACCTGACGGAGCGCCTGTGCGGTGCCATGTCGCAGATCAGCGGCATCCCCGTGATGGCGAGCGGGTACGGCGGGTGGGTGGTGTTCCGTGCGCGGGTGTGGGGTACGACGGAGGTGAACCTGCGGCTGCGCTGGTTCCACGGCAGTGGGGGTGGTGGCCCGATGAGCCACGGGGTGTTGACGACCCGGCGGATGGCGTCGTGGCTGCCTGACGCCGACGTGGTGGTGAGCGGCCACACGCACGACCACTGGCACGTCAAGTTGATGAGGGAGCGGCTGGTCACTACCAAGGGTGACTACCGGATTGGTCTCACGGAGCAGCACCATGTCCGCACCCCCTCCTACAAGCAGGAGTGGAATGACGGCTGGGGTGGATGGCACGTCGAGACCGGGAAGCCGCCGAAGCCGCAGGGTGCGATGTGGATGAAGTTGACGATGGCGGACACCAAGCATGAGGGGATGCGTCTGATTGCCACCTTCACGGAGGCGAACTAAATCCATGCGTCGGCGCGAAGCCGTGGCGTGGCGTTTGTAGAGTGATTCGGCCCAAGACGGGCGACCGCAAGCCGACGGGATCGGCGCAAGGAATGCGATGAAGAAGAAGACTGGATCGAAGAGTCGGATGACGAAGAAGGTTGCTGGCAAGCGTGGCGTCCTCGCGACGGCCAAGCGCACCGGCAGCAGCAAGGCCATGAAGGCGACCCGCGCTGCGTATGCCAGCGGTAACGTTGAACTTCAGTCTGGTGGCGGTAAGGGGTGATCGTCAAGGTTGGCGGTGTCTACCTTCCCGTCGATGCGATCGACCGCATCGAGGGCAATGACGAACGGATGACCGTTTGGTCTTCCGGCAAGGCGTTCTATGTTGCAGGCGTTGACCGTGATGTGCTGATGGAGCAGATCAATGCGTTGATGCCTAGGATCGGAGAGTCCAAGGATTTCGCGCCCGTGAAGGGCAGGAGGAAGTCGTGATGTACGGCAAGAAGAGTGGTGGATGCGCGTCGAGCCGCCGTGGCAAGAACGGTGGCCGTGACGGCGCGAAGGGCGGCGGTTACGGCGGAGCCAAGGGTGGCGGCAAGGGTGGACCGAAGGGCAAGAAGCGATGATGAAGTTCGATCTGGCTTCTCTGGTGCGCGAGATCGAGAGCGCGGAATCATTCCGCGACACCCATCTTGTGGAGTGGAAGAGCCTGATCGAGCGTTTCCACGGGCCGTCGTACCGCGAGTCGCGGGAGCAGATGGACGACCCGGAGAACTTCATCCTTGAGTACATCGCCCTGTTGCTGCCCCGGATCGTGCATGACAACCCGACCGTTCGCGTGAAGAGCGCGAGGCCGGTCAGCCAGTCGGAGGCTGCCGGCGTGTTGCAGGTTGGCATCAACCGGTGGTGCAAGATGGTGGGCATTCGGAACACCCTTGAGCGAATTGCGACGGACATGCTGCTTGCCTACGGGGTGGCTCTGACCGTGAATGAGCCGCGCAAGGGCTATGCGACGAGCCTGACGACCGATCCGTACCTGCCCCGCGTGTACCGGATCAGCCCGGATCGGTTCTTCGTTGACCCTGCTGCAACGCACTTGGACGAGGCCCGGTACATGGGCCACTGCTGGATCACCGATCGGGACGACCTGCTGGCAAGTGCCGAGTCTGACAAGACGTGGGACATTGACGTGATCGAGCGTGTTGCCGCCAACACCGGGGTCAGCGATGTCCGTGACGACACCGACATCGACCGCAACATCCCCGACCGCAAGGAGTTGGTGGTGTACGAGGTGTGGGTGCCTGAACTGCACGACGAGGCTGCGGAGTTGATCGACGCCGTGACGGATCGTGCGATGTTCAACGGCACGATCTACACGGTGGTGAAGGGTCAGGCCGAGAGCGGCAAGAAGGCGAACATGGGTATGGCGCGTGCGCCCCGTCCGTACTACGGGCCGAGGACCGGGCCGTATACGGTATTCGGTGCGTATACGGTGCCTGACGATCCGTACCCGTTGTCGCCGATCATGGCCCTGATGCCGCAGATCGACGACGTGAACATGCACCTGCGGAACATGCGGTACAGCGCCAGCGCGTACAAGCGCCTGCTGGCGGTGGACGCACGCAACGCCAAGATGGCACAGGACATCCGCGACCGCGAGGATCTCTATGTGGTGCTGGCGGACAACCTTGATCCTGATGCGCTCCGCACGATCGAGGTCGGCGGGATCACGGCGCAGCAGGTTCAGTATGCTTCGATGGCTCAGGACCGTCTGGACCGGGTGTCTGGCATCCACGACGCCATGCGCGGCAACGTGAGCGGCAACGCCACGGCGACCGAGGTGCAGGTGGCGGAGAGTTCCAGCGGCCTGCGGATCAGCCACCTGAAGCGCCAGTTTCAGGAGTCTGTGAATCGGTGCCTCCGGTCGGTGGGCTGGTTCATGTTCTACGACGAGAAGGTGGTGTTCCCGGTCGGCGAGGACGGGATTGCCATCATGGGCGAGCCGGAGCCGATCTTCTCGTCGCTGGCGATGGTTGGTGTGTTCGACGACCTCGACATCGACGTGGAGGCGTACAGCATGGAGCGGGTCAGCGAAGGGTTGCTCCAGCGCCGATCGGTCGAGTTGCTTCAGGTCATCGGCAACATCAGTCAGGCGGTGGTGGCTGCCCCGCATGTGGACTGGAAGCAGGTGCTGTCGGTGGTCGGCAACGCGATGAATATGCCCAATCTGGGCGACATGATCGACCTGCGTGCCGTGCAGCAGATGCGGGCGCAGGCCCAGCAGGCCGCCGCCGGCGCTCAGGGCGGGGCGTCCAAGCCCCGATCCATGCAAGAAATTATTTCAGAAGTTGAGGGCCGGCGCTGATGCCCCTGTACCCTTTCATCGACGAGGCCACTGGCGAGACTGTCGAGTTGATGTACTCGATGTCTGAGGCTCCCAGCATTGGCACAACCGTCGAGGTGGATGGCCGTGTGTTGACGAGGGTGGTCGCTGACTACCAGATCGACCCAGCCACGAACCGCTCCCAGTACCCGTATGTGTCGGCGTCGCTTCCTCGCAACCTTGAGGGATGCACGACGAACAGCCAAGGCAAGCCAGTGATCATGTCTCGTAGGCATGAACGTGAGGTGATGGCGAGGCACGGGTATGCGAAGGAGTAGGACAGCGTGGCTGAACCCAAGGACGGCGTGACCGAGGCAGAAGAGCCGAAGGTCGAGGCAGAGATCGAGAATCCAGTCGAGGCAGCGGCGGAAGAGCCTGTTGCTGATCCCGTGACGAGCGAACCCCTTGGTAGGGACGCAGACGACGAGGTCTTGGATCGACTGTTCGGCCAGTCGGAGCAGAAGGAGGAACCTGCTCCGGTCAAGCCAGATGCTGATCTCGATCGGGCATACCAGATTCTCAAGCGCGATGGTGTGCCTGATGACATCCTCAAGTCCGTGTCCAAGGACACGCTGATGGCGTGGGCCGGCAAGGCCGGCAAGCGTCAGACAGACGTGGATGGGTACGGCAAGAGGATGAAGGCGCTTGAAGCCGAGAATGCCCAGTTGAAGTCCGGGCGCAAGGCTGGCGACGAGGAACTGGAATCCTTCGACGAGGAATCCGACAACCCCCGTGGCAAGCCGGATACGGACGACGACGACGCAGGATCGGACGAGGACTCCAAGGATCCGCGCTACACGGCGCTTTCCGAAGAGGTCTCAAAGTTGCGCCTGCAACAGCAGGAGCAGCAGTTGCGTGGGCTGCAAACCCAAGTCGAGCAGGCCATCACGTTCGTTCAGGGTCAATACGGGA